AAAAGCCGGAGAAGTAATTGTTATTCGCAAATTTGGTTCTCGTTCTTCTTATTATGGAATACCTAATTACGTTAGTTCTATAGGTTCAATAGTGGGGTCGCAAGCAGCAAGAGATTACAATATCGACTTTTTTACAGGCAAAACCATCCCGGATTCCATTTTATTTCTTGAGGGAGTCGATGAAGTAGACTCTGGAACAGAAAATGAACTGAAAGCATTCTTCTCTGCAGAAACAAAAGGAGAACATCATAAATTAGCCGTTGTACCTGTGCCAGATGGTGCGAAAGCAAGGTTAGAAAAGATTAGTCCAGATGTAAAAGAAGGTAGTTTCCGTTTATATAAACAGGATAGCGCAATGGAGATATGTGTGGCCCATCGTGTACCGCCTTATCGTATCGGCTGGGCTATGACAGGTTCATTGGGGCAAACAACTGCTAAAGAAATGAACGAGATGTACAAGCGCTCTATTATAGAGCCTGGTCAAGAAATCCTAGAGCATCGATTGAACAATCAATTGTTCCGTGTATTCGCTGAAATACTAGGTAGTTTAGATTGGTATTTCAAATTAAATGAAATTGATACGGATGACCGTGAAGCAGATTTAAAGTATGCAAAAGACAGTTATGAGGGTGGAATATTAAAACTGAACGAGTCTCGTAAAGTAGTAGGTTATGAACCTGTACCAGAAGGAGATAAATTCTTTGATGGTACAACGGAACCCTCTCTACCGGAACCAATTGCAAAAGCTGCAGATAATGAGCAAGATAACTTAATTGCTATTAATGCATTTAGGGAAAAGCATGAAGAAGTAGAGAAAGCTATGCAAAAGAAGGTAGCTGATTTTTTTCTGAACAGGGAAAACGGCTCTTAAACCTGCTTCCCGTAATTCGTATTAATAAAGCAGATGAAGAATTTGTTCCTGTAATTAATGAAGCAGAAGTTGATGAATTTCTGGATAGTGTTGATTGGGATGAAGAACGACAAATGTTTGTCGATGAAGTCACAGACACACTGCAGGATGATGTAACAGAATTTGTACAAAGTACTATAGCTTCTAACGGTTTAACCTGGATGGTATTAGATCCAATTGGTGACGTTGCTGCAAAATGGGTAGCTACATACGCTTTTGAATTAGCAAAGGGAATCCATGAAACCACTAAAGTTAGATTAAGAGAAACAATGCTAAAGAATCTTAGTGAAGGAATGGGTGTCGATGCATTAAGTGTTTCCATTGCCGATGTAATGTCAGAAGCAAGTAACTACAGAGCAATGATGATTGCACGTACAGAAACAACATATGCAATGAATTACGGCAATTTAATTGCTTATAAAGGTGCAAATAGAAACAAGAAAACATGGCTTACAGGAAACGATGAGCGTGTTTGTAAGGAATGTGGTGGTTTGCATGGGGAAACGGTAGATATTGATGATCTATTTAGTAATGGAAAGATGTGTCCGCCAGCTCATCCGCATTGCCGCTGCACTATGATTTCAGAAGAGTAGTAAAATACACCTATTTGATTGGGGTTTCATCGTCAAAACGTATATGGCTTTAAATTGGCTGCTATGCGTTTTGACAGTGGAACCCCAATATTTATAGGGAAGGAGGTAAAACGATGGGATACGAGCTAAAAAACGCCAATATTAGTTATGTTTCATTAGTTACAAAGGGCGCAAACGGTCGTCAATTTGCCATTATGAAAAGTGAATCTGCTAAACAACCAAATATATCAAAGCAAGTTCCAATCCTTAAAACAGAGGAAGAGAAGCAGCTTGTTACAGGAGTTGTGTATGAACCGGATGTAGAAGATTCACATGGGGATACAATGACTGCAGAAGAAATAGAAAAGGCCGCTTATACCTTTATGGAAAATTACCAGCACATCGACAAGCAACATGACGAAATCGCTGGTAAAGGTACAGTAGTCGAAAACTGGATTGCTAAAAGTGATATGACAGTAGGCGAACAAGAAGTACAAGCAGGAACATGGCTTATGACTGTTCGCGTTGATGATGCAGACACCTGGGAAGAAATTAAAAAAGGTGAAGTCACTGGTTTTTCTATGGGTGGATTTGGTGAACGTGTAGAAATCGCCAAGACTGATGATTTTACTCATGAAGATAAAGGCCTTATTCGAAAGATGTTAGATTTCGTTAAAGGTGAAAGTCACAAAATCACAAAAGGCGAAGTAAAAGACCGCTTTATTGATGAAAAACAAAAGCGTGATTTGCGAGCTGTATTTAATTTGTTTGAAGATGTGTTCTATTGGGAGATTTGGGAAAGTAATCCCGATATCGACCGTATGGCAGCTGCTCTTGATGATATGAAGGACATACTTTCTTCTATTAAAGGTGGTTATACCATTGCGAAATCAGAAGACAGTGTACAAGCAGAAAGCATTGTTTTAGAAAGTATTAAAAAAGCGGGTAAAGTATTATCCCAAAAGAATCATACAAAATTAGATGAAGCATTAGCTTTAATTACTGAAATAAAAGAAGCTACTTCACCACAGGAGGAAGATGAAATGAAAGCAGAAGATATTGCAGAGATTGTTAAACAAGCAGTAGAACCACTAGCTACTAAGTTAGAAAAGATTGAAAAGCAGGTGAATGGTGAAGAGGTAGAACCGACGCCAGAAGAGCAAACAGAGGAGGAAAAAGCTGCAGCAGTTATTCAAAAAGCATTAGAACCAATTACAAAACGACTTGAAAATATCGAAAATGCTGCTTCTATCCGTAAAGGCTTAGATCCAGACGAAGATTTTAAACCAGGACAACAACAAATTAAAAAATCAGTATTCTCAAATTTAAATTTGTAATATAAGGAGGAATAAACAATATGAACAATCAACAATTATTAAATCGTTTATCTAAAATTGAAAAGACAATTTCAACGGGATCACTTTCTTCTGGTTTATTAAATCCAGAGCAAAGCAAAGAATTCTTCCGAATGGCATTTGATTCAACACCATTCTCACAATTGCACCGAAAAGAAATGCGTAAAGCGAAGCAAGGTGAGTTAGACAAAATTGCAATTGGCGGACGTATTCTGCGTAAGAAAACAGAAAACAAAGATGATGAATACCGTGCTGGTGTTAAAACTTCTAAAATTGAGTACCATACAAAGGCTATGCGTTTACCTTGGGAAATTACAGAAGAAACTCTTCGTGAAAACATTGAAGGTGAAGGTTTCGAGGATACCGTAATGACTCTTATGTCAACTCAATTAGGTATCGATTTAGAGGATTTGCATTGGAATGGAGACACTGAATCTTCTGATCCGTTCTTATCAATCAATGATGGTTGGTTAAAGAAAATTAAAAAATCGTCAGAATCTCATATTGTGGACCATGCTAAGTTAGTAACTGGTACAGGCGAAGCGGCGGCAGCAAATGGATTTGGTAAAGGTTCTATTTTTGCTTTATCTGGTGCAATGCCAAATAAATATAAAAATAGCAATCTACGTTGGATCATGTCACCGAGCCGTAGAGAGAAATGGATTGAATATTTAACAAATCGTTCTACTGGCGCTGGAGATGCTGCATTACTTGGAGCTGGTGACCAAGTTAATAAACCAATGGGATATGGCATTGTTACTGTTCCATCTTTAACAGATGATGTAATCATGCTTGCTGATCCACGAAACTTTATCGCGGTTAATACATACGAGACTCGTGTCCGTAAAACAACCGAGGGTGAAAGTGCGATCATGGAAGATAAACGTTTCTATGTAATTCACTTTGATGATGATGCTGTAATTCAAGAAATGGATGCAGTAGCAATCCTAACAAATATCCCAGATACGTTTGGAGCATAATATCCAGGCGTATTTTTTATGGGAAGAAACCCTTTGTTATTAGGGTTTTGAATATATACTTTTTTATCATTTTCTTATTTTTAATAGAAAACGATGTAGAAGTAATAAAACCAATAATTCGAATGTAAACTTTCATTGATTAGTTTACATTCGGGAAAGGGGTGCTAATTATGAAAGTAGTTACGCTGCGATATGGTGGTACTTACACCGCTTATGGACAAAAGTTCAAGAATGGCCAAGAAGAAACAGTTGCAAATGATAAAGCTGATTATCTTGTAAGTACTGGACATTTTGACCTTGTAAAAGAAGTCGATAAGAAGGAGAAAGAAACATAATGGATATTACCTTGCAGGACATTAAAGGCCGCGTAAATGTGCAGAAGATGCCTGATACAGTAATTCAAGAGCTAATAGATTACTATGCAGTTATTGTTAGAAAGTATTTAAGAGTTAAGCCGGAGAATCCAATGAAAGAAGTCATTCAAACAAGCAAACTAGCTTGGCTTTCCTTTCCCACTGAATCTATAGCAAAAGTCACTCATATTAGTTCGAAACAAGATATGACCAATACTATT